CCATTATAGACAAACAAAACGAAGGAGAAACCTAACCAGAAACATTGAACGACACGCCAACCTCAGCGGCCTGAAAACCGGCCAAGATGGTTGTCGCGCGCGGACAAGGTGGTTGACGTTCTACACAAGGGAACGGAATTCGATCATTTCAAATCTCCCGCGCAAACCAACGAATGCGGCCGATGATGACGATTTCATCTGCCGTGCGCTCATACTCCGGATAATGCTTGTTGTCCGAAATCACACGGACGGCGGGCGGGTCGCTGTTTGGGACATGCTGCAGGCGTTTCGCTACCAAGCCCATGCCGTCATCTAGAACAAAGATCCCTGGCGGGTTTGGGGACTTTCGATCCATGTCAACGAGCACAGTGTCACCATCAAAAAGCGTGGGTTCCATACTGTCGCCCTCGACCTTCATGATCCGGAGCTGTGAGGGCAAAGCTTTTAGGCCTTGTTTGATCCAAGACTTCCGGAAGTGGTAAGCACGGCCTGGTTCGTCATAGTCTTCAAGAGCCACAGACCCGCCGCCCATGGAGGGCCGCACGGGAGCTTGCGCGATCGGTACGAAAGTCTCGTCGGGGTTCTCCAAGAATGGGGAGGGACCCTCGATGTCACCAATGCCGTGGATCAGCCAATCCACTTCGACCTTGAGGACGCGCGCGACCTCCATCAACCGATCCAGACCGGGCCGGGATGAGCGACCACGCAGGATGTCATAGACGAACGATCGATTGACCCCGGCCATCTCTGCAACATGCGCGGGGCTGAGCCCAAGCTGATCAGCTCGAGCTTGCAGGCGGTCGGCTAAACTGTAGTGCGCGATCATCTTATCCCCATCCGTTTGTGGATACAATAGGATAAGACATGATTGCTATGGGATCGTCAAGGCGATAGAACAATAAAGGAACATATGTGGTGAGAGTCGGAGGCGGTCATGCAGATTGAAAAGGAATATTATTCGCTTCCAGAGATCCTTCGGCGCTGGTCGATTGAGGAAGACGATCTGATCTATTTGGCCGAAAACAACCAAGTTCGCTTGTCTATTCGGGTCTTCAATCAGTTGCTCGAATTTGGCGACTATGACGCGGACATCGATGGAACTCGGTTCCGGGTGCCCTATGAGGAGCGAGTGTTCAGCGGCCTCTTGGACCTGCACGCCTGTGACGCCTTTCATCTTTTTCGTTGTAGCGAGGTTTATCTCAGCGAATTCCGTCATGACCGTTGCGGCTATGCTGCTTTTCTAGAAATGCATGCCCCCCAGTACGTTGTGATCGGGGACTTACTGATGCGGCGCCATGAGCGCGATCGCTATGAAATCAAATCAGGATTTCATGCTGGGGGCGGCGATAGCCCGGAACAGGGGTTCATATTCACGGTTGGCTATCGCGAAGTGCGCAGCCGGGGCTTTTGTTTTCAACTCGGTGCAATCCAGGCGGAGGTGGTGCGTGCACTCCACGCCGCAGCCGAAGCAGGACAGCCTTGGCAGAACGGGAAGACAATTCTCACGACAGCAGGGTCCCGCAGCCTCAAGATGGTGGATGTCTTCAAGTCGAAGCCTGAGTGGCGCGAATTGATTCAGTCTGATGGGCGCGGAAACTACCGTTTGCGCTGCGATTAAGAGGCGACCACCCGCGCGTGGCGTGGGGTGGGTGCGGGATCAGGCGGGGGATGGGTGCGGGATCCCCATCCCCCACTGCGTTTCAGAGCCTTGATTTCTCTTGATGTCTTCATCCGGCACCGTATCCCACTTCGATCCCGACGACATCCCACACGAGTGTTTCGCATTGTCTCCTGGTAAACAAGACAGGAGACGACAATGCAGTCAAAACTCTGCCTCACCCAAAAGGAGTTGGCCCGACGCTGGGCAATTTCTCATCGCACGCTTGAGCGTTGGCGCTGGACCGGCGAGGGCCCCGATTATCTCAAACTCGGCGGGCGGGTGATTTACCGGCTCGAAGACATCACGACCTTTGAGGCTGCGGCCTTGCGCCGGGGCGACGCCTCTCAAAGCGCACAGGTGTCGTAATGGCTTCGCAGATCCGCGATGACATTGGCTTTTATGCTTGGGTCTCACTGGCAGATGCGGGTGCAGCCGTCAGCTATCACCGCGGTTTTTTGGCGGTTGATACGGGCTCGCTCATGTCGCGCCTTTCGCCCTCTCAGCAGGCAACGTTGCGCGGCATCGCGGATGCCGCCTGGCGCGCCTCTGAGCAAAAACTGGTGCACCTTGTCCAGGAACGTCTCGGCCCGGAACTCTTTGAGTACCGCGCCATTGCCCGGCCCAAGCCGCCTTCAACTTCCATCCCCGAACGGCTGATCGCAGCCCACTGATCCCTTTTGAAAGGACCCACTATGGCTTTCCCCCAAAATACCCCGAGCGTGGGTGACATGCTCAATATGCCGGTTACAGAACTGGCTCTCATGCCGCCAAATCTGCTTTCAGCCATCCAAGCAGAAATCGATGTCGCCGCTGACCGCATGAAGGCGGTGACTGAGCGCTTCGCGCTGGCCCTTGAGGTCCGTTATGCTTCGCGCGCTACTGAGTGTCGCCGTCACGAAGGAAAGGACACCGGCATAATCCGCTTTGCAGATGGCGACGTCACCGTGATTTCCGACCTGACGAAACGGATCGATTGGGATCAGGCGAAACTCGCCCAGATCGCAGAAAACATCGCCTCGTCTGGCGAAGACCCAGCGGAGTTCATCGATACCAAACTGACGGTATCGGAGCGTAAATTCACGGCGCTGCCGGACAGCTGGCGCAAGGGCTTTGAGCCTGCGCGCACGGTCCGGACCGGCAAGCCCAAGTTCCGCTTAGTGCTGGGCGAGGAGGTGCGCTGATGGCTATTTCTCTCGCATCTCTGCGCACCAGTTCGGTGCTTCAACCACCGCGTATACTGATCCACGGCGTGGCCGGGGTGGGTAAATCCACCTTTGCCGCTGACGCGGGCGCGCCGGTGTTCATCATGACCGAGGATGGGCTTGGCAAACTGCAGGTCCCGCATTTTCCGTTAGCGATGAGTTATGCCGACGTTGCACAAGGGCTCGACGCCTTGCTGGAGGAAGATCACGACTACGGCACGGTCGTCGTTGACAGCGTCGACTGGCTCGAGCCGCTGATTTGGGCTGAGGCGTGCAAACGCAATGGCTGGCAGTCGATCGAAACCCCGGGCTTTGGCAAGGGCTATGCCGAGGCGCTGACCATCTGGCGGGAATATCTCGATAAGCTCAATGCGCTGCGCGACCGCAAAGGCATGGTGGTCATCCAGATCGCCCATACCGACATCAAGCGTTTCGACAGCCCGGAGCATGAGCCTTACGATAGATATGTGATCAAGCTGCAGACCCGCGCCTCGGCGCTGCTGCAAGAACATTCCGATGTGGTGCTTTTCGCCAACTATCAGATTTCGGTCGCCAAATCCGATGTCGGCTTCAACAAGAAGGTGACCCGTGCGCTCGGGTCCGGTGCGCGTGTTATGCACACCGAGGAGCGTCCCGCCTTCCTTGCCAAAAACCGTTACGGCCTGCCGGACACTCTGCCGCTCGCGTGGTCACAGTTCCTCGCAGCCATGCCCCAATCCCAATGATTGCCTTGAAAGGATACGACCATGGCACGTTTTGATACGTCCTTTGACGCCACCAGCGTTGAACCCACTACGGCTTACGAGCTGCTGCCCGCAGGTAAATACCGCGCTCAGATCGTCGAGAGCGAGATGCGCGTGACCCGCAATGGCATGGGCCAGTTTCTCTGGCTGATGCTAGATATTTTGGATGGCCAGTATCAAGGCCGGAAGATCTTTGAACAGCTGAACCTCGTGAACCCGAACCCCACCACGGTCGAGATTGCACAGCGGACGCTGTCGGCAATCTGCCATGCGACGGGCAGGATGCATGTCAGCGACAGCGAGGAGTTGCACCTGATCCCGATGACGATCCAGGTGAAGATCAAGCCGCCAAAGAATGGCTACGGGGAGAGCAACGCCATCGCCTATCTGCCGCCCGAAGGTGGGGGCGCTCCAGCCGCTGCCGCAAAGCCTGCTGCAGCCCCCGCGGCACCGCCCACAACGCAGGCCGCTGCTGTCCCGCCCAAGATGGCCTCTGCGCCCTGGAACAAGAAGGGCTGATCAATCGCGCTGCTCCGCTCCTTGACTGACGGAGCAGCGCCCAACCCCATCTGAGGATATTTCCATGACTGACCTGCAAAACACAGCCCCTGTGGCTGTGATCAGCCCCGGCTTGCCTGATGACCAGCGCCGGCTGATCGACCTCGACGACGATATCGCCAAAATCCGTACGCAGATCGCAACCGCCGATCTGGCACGCCAACGCGGCCACAAGCCCATCGGCCCCGACTGGTTCCACCGGGCTCGCACCGCGCTGCGGCATCTCAGCCGCGAACGGGCCGAGTTGCTAGCAAAAGGCACCGGCCGCCGTCGCCGTGAAAAGCTGAAAGATGCCCTGATCGGCGTGCTGCGTGAGCGCCATGACCCCGAGACTTGGAACGGCATTCTTTCCGAGGCCCAAGCCCGCAGTGAACGGGAGGGCTTGTAATGGCTGATCTTCCCGCACCACCCACGCCGACGCTGGCGGCGATCTACGCAGATTATGAGGCCCGCCAGGGCGATGGCTTCCGCGATCACCTTGGTGCGTCGATCATTGGTAAATCCTGTGCCCGTGCGCTCTGGTATGATTTTCGCTGGGTGACGCCGTCACGCTTTTCCGGCCGCCTGCTGCGCTTGTTTGAGACCGGGCAACAGGAGGAAGACCGTATGGTCCGCAACCTGCGCGCCACTGGCGCGACCGTGCTGGAAGTCGATCCAGAGACAGGGCGGCAAATCCGCATTGAGGCCCATGGTGGTCATTTCGGCGGTTCGCTGGATGGGGTCGCCATAGGGCTGCTGGAAGC